GCCGTACCGCACTACTCCGCACACGTTTCGTACGGTGGCGAAATGGCGTTCTTCCGTGCCAAGTTTGGGACGATGCTGCGCCAACGCGCCTTTGGAGGTAGTTTGCTCGAAATTTCGGCGCAGAGCATAACGCGCGACTTGATCACGGCAGCCGAAGAAGATATAGAAAACGAACTGCCGGACGTGTACGTCGGGCTTGACGTGTACGACTCGATTTTAGCTTGGGCTCCGAAGAACGTCGCGGTAGAAAGATCGGAACAGATGCGCGCAATCATGCGAAGGCCCCGTACGTGGACTGCCGGGCTGCCGCTCGATTGTGAAGGTTATGAGAGTGATCGGATGCGCAAGTGAAAGTTAATTTTTACTGTTCTGGCGACGGAACGCCCGGTTTTCAGCTAGAGGCCGAAAATAAAAGCGACAGCGAGATTTTACGTATGCTGGACATTTGGGACAGCAACGGCACGCATAGAATCCGAAGCACTGGCGGCCCTACGCTGCACAGCGGAAAAGAAATCCGCTATAATCATTTTAATTTTGCAGCCACTAAAATAGCCCCTTGACAGCGTACGTACGCGGGTTTATGAAGGTGCATCTTAACCCGCTGGAGAGCGAACAAAATGACAAAATTAAACACCACTAACCAAATGGTTCGCGAGTTTGAACGCGTGCTCGGCCCCTCGCAACGTTACGCGAAGCGCCTGAAACAGCACGAACAAGCAAAAGTCCCGGTCTACGACCGGAACGGCAACGTGTTGACCACCGTACGCAAAGAATGTACTTCAGTGGGCGCTGCCAAGGCCGCCAAGGTTGCGGCATGCAAGTGGTCTTTCCGCTTCGGTACCGCAGGGTGGGTGACCAAGTGACCGGCCCCCACCTGGGCAAACTCCTAATGCGCGACCTGAACCCGTGGGAAGGCCCCGCGCTATTCACCATGACCGGCGACCGCAACGTGATGCGACACATGGGGTTCAAGCAGCATGACAGCGTGGACGGTGCCACGAAGCTGCTGCAGGTCTACGCGAACAGCCCGACACGTTGGCAGGCCGTGGCGATGGACGGTAACCCGGCCGACGTGCTTGGCGTGATCGGGTTCGAAGTGCAAGGGCACCAGGCAACCATGACGATGATGTTTCGCCGCGACTGGAAAGCGCGCGGGGCCGGCCGGGAGTTTGCTACGCCATTCGTGCATTGGGTGTTCACGCATCCGCAAATCTGGCGGCTCTGGTCATACGTACACGTTGACAACAAAGCCGGCCAGCACGTCACGGAACGGCTAGGAGCCATATGTGAAGGGCGAATACGTCGATTTGCGTTCTTCCCGAACGTGAGCGACGAGCCGCAGGATGTTTATCTGTACAGCATCGTACGCGGCTAACAGCCCCGGCAAATGCTAGGCGTTGCTCCACTGTCGATCGGCGGCAAATCTAGTGGAAAGGGGCTGCACGCCCACCCTGCAGGATGAAACCAAATTCGGCCCATCCGAGCAAGAAAAGCAACACGAACACCAGCACCGCGTTGCCGTTCCAACCGTACGTCCATCCGGCTCCGTTGCGGAACCATAGTACGCCGTGAAGTATCCACAAAATCATCAGCGCCCAAAATAAAATCCCGATCGGCATAGTTGCGTCCTCCTAAAACTTCGTTGCGAGACTGGTCAGTCCGCTGAACATGGACCCGATACCCGAACCCTTCGCAGTGGACTGCGTAGCTTGCGCTTGCGCATTTGCTTCCGTCGCGGTGTTCAGTGAGTTAGTCAGGCTCACGTCCTGCCCGGTACCCGTGGTGCCCACGCCGATCGCGTTGAACATGTTGCCGAGTGAACTTTCGAGCTGCCCGAAATTCTGTTGATTACCTTGCAAGTACTCGTTGTACGCCGTGTTCGCACCTTGCGACACGATGCCTTGGTCCATCGTGCCGAGCGCGCGCTCATTCGAACCGGAAAGCAAGCCACCAGTCGCAGCGGCCGAATTGTTCTGGACCTGGTTTGCTTGCTGCTCCTGGTACTGTGCAGCCGGCGTATTCTGGTAGTTCTGCATGAACTGGTCGTAGCCTTGCGCCTGCCCGGCCTGGCTCGCTACGTTACCGATCGCAGCGCCAGTAGACGGCAGGAACGACTGCCCGAAGTTCACAAACGGCTGTGTTTGCGCGGTGGTGCCGGCCGTGTTCTGATTGATAGCTGTCTGTCCGCTCTGGAGATTGCCAAGCGCCATGCTCGACCCGATGACGCTTCCGAGCCCTGATCCGAACGACGACATGCGCAAGTCCTTGACAAGTGTATGACAATTCGGTAAGGATAGCACCAATGGAGACTGAAGCCAAAAGCAAAATGATCAGCGTCCGGCTGCCCTTGGCGCTCGCCACGCGGCTGGACTACGTGGTGCGCAATACTGACCCGGAAGATATCAAGAACCGCTCCACGGCTGTCTGTAGCGCCGTTGAGGGGTGGCTTCCCGAACAAGAAAACCGACTGGTGAAGCTTGGCATCATCCCGAAAAAGATCCGTTAAAAAGGCCACCAAACGGGCAGTGCGGCCCCGCAGTGCGTCCGAAAATGAAATCCACATGAAAGCGTGGCAGTGGCTCCAAGGGGCCTTCCCGGCGTTGCTGGCCTTCCACGTCCCCAACGAGCGGAAAGCCTCCGTTCAGTACCATATGAAGCTGAAGCGGCTTGGCGTAGTGCCCGGTGTTGCGGATTTCCTGGTGTTCCCCCAGAGCGGCCGGAAAGTGGCAATTGAGCTAAAGGACGATAAAGGTGCGCAGTCCCCCGAACAAATCAAGTTTCAGTTGTTTTGGGAGCGCGCGCACGGTCTATATTTTCTGTGCCGTACGCTTGAAGAATTTCAGGGCGTCGTGAACGCAATCACGTTGTTCGCTTAGACGATCAGCACCCAAGCTCCGCTAACCTGAACATAGATATGCTTGGCCGTCGTATCCGCGAACCAATCGCCATCCGCGCTCAACGCAACCGGAGCCGCCGTACCGTGCAGGACTTGATTGCGGTTTCCTAACGAAGTGACTTGACCATTGATCGTCGCTATCTCGCCACCAAGCGTTGCGACGTTGCTTTGCAGGATGGTAATTTCCGTGCCCTGCCCGCCCTGCCCGGTTTCCAGTGTGGCGATGTCTGTCGTGTTGGTGCCGACTTGTGTGAACAAGCCCGGCAAGCCCGTGACTTCGCTGGGGTCGATACCGCCTTGATTACTCAATATCGAAGTCAGTTCCAATAGCCAACGGTTGAACTGCGGGTCCGCACTGGCGATCGGCGGCGGGGGCGGTATTTTTAGAGCCATATCGACATATCCACGGTTTTGGTGTACGTATGCGGCAGAAAGGAAACATCGTGACGTATACCTTAATCTTGATAATAGCTGTTAGCGTGTCAGCAAGTGCGGGTGTCTCTATTGCGGTCGGGCCTAGGTACTCTGCGCTAGAAACGTGTGAATTGGCAGGGAAGTCTTTCATTCGTCAGGCATCGGCTGCACAGTCTCACTACGCTTGCATTCCAAGTGACAAATAAAAGGAAACACCATGTTCATTATTCAGTATCAAGACGCAACCGGGCATTCCAAGTTGCAAGAATTTGACACTAGTAGCCGGCAACAACTTGCCATTCATCTGGCACGGTTCGCGTGTCCTATCGACGCCGTGTACGAACAAGGCACGCCAATCACAAAAGCCATGCGCGAGGACCTGAAGACGTGGCCGGGCACCTTGAGCCGTCACGCCAGAGAATTTATCAACTCCCCGCTGTGACGCCCAAAAACATTTCGTCGATCGTGAACGGTGCTTGCGAACCGCCGTACTGCAATCTGAATTGACGACGCCGGCCGCTACCAAACTCACGAGCGATAGCGCGTCGATCGCCGGGAACCGGCATTTGGATTGATCGCAACCCGCGCCATGTACGCGCACTGACAAGCACGCTCTCAACCGTAACGTCCGTCGTATCGCTCCAATCGAGGTTGAAGTTCCCGGCTTGCGGCCCCATTGACGAAGTAACGTCGAGCGAATTAAACATTTGCCGAGTTTCTTGGGCGTTCGATCCCGCAGAAATTAAGCTACCTGCCGCGCCCCCAACCCATGGCGTTATGATCGTGCGAGACAGCGTGCCAGCCGGTTCGGTGCTGTCGTTTAGGTTCAAGGTACAGACTTCGCCGGTATCCAAGCCAACGTACGTCACACCGCCATCGTGTTCCGTGGCGCAACGGCCGGCATGGTCGAGACGACCGCCCGGTGATTGCCGGTAGGACCAAACGCCAGTAGAGCCCGCCAGCTCGATTGTCCACAAGCCCGGCATCGTCAACACGTAGAAATCAGAACCGCCCTGCCCGTACGCGTACGCCGTGAGCTGCGCAAGCTGCGTGGCTGACAATTGCTGCAACAGCAAGTCAACCCATGCCGGCGAAATCGGTTTGCCGCTCTGCCCGGTGCACAGCCATATTCGCCGATCGGTGGCAACGAACATGATAATATCGCGCAACACAGCGAGCGACAGGCGCGCGGCGAGACCAACCGAGTACAGCGAGTTCGGATAGGCGACGAAAGCGAAATCCGTTTGACCGCCCGGCGCGTACCATTGTTCTAGGGAGCGCGACCCGAGCGGCCACAGCACAAGGCCGGACACGGCCAAGTCTACAACCCTGTCGGCGCGCGCTTCCTTCGTAGCAAAGCTGTTCGGCAGCACGTTCGCCGGAGCGAGCGGTTGCGAACTGTACATCTTGGCATCCTGGTTCGCGTAGAAATTCGACGCAGCGGACCAAACCGTAATGTTGTTCAGTTCGGCGACGGCGGACGGATCGAAGTCAATCGACGCATCAAAGCCTGCATTGACGGCTGGCGAAGTCAGCGTAGCTGTGTACGCGCTGCCGCCCGGCGTTGCGGGGTTGAAGTTCGTTGCGATGCAGAGCGCGGTGCGATCTTCCGCAAACCGAATGACCGGTTGGAACGGGTTGACAAGCACCGTGCCCGCCGCAACTGGTGTCCCGGTTTCTACGCCGCTCCATATCGAGCCGTCTGCGTGCCCGGTCCAGATGGTTTCAAGCGCGTGGCTTATCGCGATGCACGGTGCCGAAGTTGGCTTGCAGATTTTCGTTAAGCCTGGTGCGCCGATGAAACGTACCTTGCCCGGTTTGCCTTCCTGCGCTTGTCGCGGCACCACGCGTACGTTGACAAGCTTGCCCGCACCTTGATCCAGGTTGAGCGGATCAGCAAAGGAACCTAGTACGTCGATGGCAGGCATGTCAGCTCCGCACGAACTGCAGCCATTGCTGACCTCTGGCATAGTCGCGCCAACGATCATTCACACGCTGCGCATCCTGGAAAATGATATCGGTCGGACCGGGCACGACGCCGTACGACTTGTACACGCGGCGACCAAGTAACAGCGTGGCGTCATGGATACCTTCAGACGGCAGCGCAACAACGTCACTACCGTCTGCTGCAGAAATCAACGGCAGGCGTCCGCCGTATTCAATAAGGATTGGCGTGATTGCGCGAGGCGGTGCCCATGCGGTCACCAGCACGGAGTTGTCCGATTGCCGTTCTTGATGCCATTTCGTGATGATGCCCGGATATGTCGTGCGAACCACGTCGTTCATCGGAGCCATGCGCGTGGTTCGGTTGACTGTCACGTTAACATCGTTGGCCCAAATTTGCCGTACGGCAACCGCGTCCTGCTGCACCAAATAGGAAGGGTCCGCCGTGCCGATACTGAACGAGTAGACTTGACCGTTGACACCTTGCGGCAATTGCGCAGTGACGCGCTTGATAATGTACTGACAAGCGCCGTCCGCCATTTCGGCACGTAGCAGGTTATTCAGCACGGATACGTTGTTCGCGATATCCGTTGGCGTTGGCTGCTCCGTGGCGTCAAGAATGCCGAATAAGTGCATTGCTTCCGTGATAATTTGAAGGGCAGTCGCGGTCATACTTTTACCACCTGCGCCCAAGGCGGCGAAATAATAGCGTCCTGCGGTTCATCTTTGTCCGTACACGGCACCGCATTCAACTCCGCAGCTTCGTCGGGTGGCAGCGTAGTGCGCACCGACGAACTAGGCACGAACGTACCATCGTAGTTCGCGGGTACGATCGTAGTTAACTTCGTCACTTTGTCCCGCAACCGCGCATCCGGTGCCATGAACGCTGCAGACTGCCCGAGCACGGCATAGTACGGCACCGACGTAAGCAAGTTGTTCAATCGCGTGGCGTCATCGGGAGCCGGTGCGGGAGCGTTCGCGAAAGTCGTGGTTGTCGTCTCGCTCGTACGCGCCGGACCGTTGCCCCAAATATCGTCGAGATTGTACCGCAGCGGCAACGGTTCCGGTGGCGGGTTTATTGAGTTGTCCGGGTAGGCTTGGAAATCGTAAAATTCGGGCCAAGGATCAAAGCACGGAGTTACCGCTCGTCCGCTGGCACGGGTGCACACCAGCAAGCCAGTCAAGCGTTCCCGCGCCAAAGTCGAATAGCGTACGCGGCAATTGCAGCGCGAGCACGCCCCCCACAAAACTGCGGAACCAAATTTCGGTTTTGCGGATCGACTGTAACCGGCCATGCGTGTTCCTTAGCGTGCCTACCATCCGGTTTCGCCAAGACGTCTCTCGGCGACAACACCCATGCGGACTTTGAGGCACCCGGCTACAGGGCTTTGCCGGTCGCAGATGCGTTGTATCACAAAGAAAAGCCCCCGGCAATGAACCGGGGGCCTTCAAGTCTAGGGAGTAGCTATCAGACCCCATCGGCTCCGGGGCTGCCGTAGACAACTCTGAAATCCACGATTGACGCCGACACGCGGAACCAAAGAGCCATCAGCGAAGCCTGATTGCTCCAGTTGCTGTCTTCGCGCATTTCGACGCTGGAGCGCTCCCAAAACGTGAAGCCCTGCCCGTTGTCCTTGTCCTGCTCGCTGGTCTGAATGAAGTAGTTGTCCTTATCCACCAGGTACGGCGTTTCGACGACTTCCGGTAGCGCGCCGGTCGAACGCAGCACGTTGATGTTGTTCGTGGACGCGTTCCACTGCAACGGCGAACCAAGGACACGTCGGGTCTCCGGGCCGCTTTCCGGTGACAGGATGACGCGCTTGGGGAGTTCGTTGATAATGAAGCCGCGACCGTTGCGCGTGTACGCGATCTGAATAACCGCGTTTTCGAATGCAAGTTCGGAGACGTTGGCCGAAACAAGCTGGTTGCTCTGCACGCCGCTCGCCGTGGGGTGGTTCGGCGAAATAAGTGGCACGCCATCGGCACGAAGACCGTTCACTGCATCCGTCGCGACTTGAAGCGGCGCGTGCGCGATGTACTCTTCGGTCTGGCGCGCACTGTGCGCCAATTCCTTCATCATCCGGCCGCCAACGTCTTCGTACAGGTTGTCGTCCTTGGCTTCGCGGGAGATGGCGACCGCCAAGCCGTACGAGGCGTGCGTGACCTGCGTGCGGTAGCCTTCGTTCGGTACGTCGAACTGCACCGGCTCAAGTTCGGGCTGCTGTACGGCGAGGCCAAGGCCTGCGCGCTCCGTCATGAACTCTTCGAATGCTTTTTCTGAGGGCTTGGTATCGAAGAACTGCGGGTAGATGGGGGCGAGGCGTTCGTAGTCGAGACCGAAAAGCGCGTATAATCCAGGCCAATATTGCGAGGGCAAAAGACTGCGATCTATGATTTGAATGGTAGCCTCCTATTATTGGCCGCGTACGGCTTGACATCTGACTGTGACAAGGCCAATATGTAAGGCCATTCAACAAAGCAGTTTAAACATACCATGCGTCA